CTCCAATTCTTATAGGTTCAAAGAATTTTGTCTCTCTATACGACGGCACTTTGCTATATGCCTCTCTATAGCTGTTGATTTGTGACCTCTGTAAGCCATGCCTAGATTCAATGGTTTCCAAATATATTTGGCGGCTACAGGTACATACTTCTTGTTGGCAATAACACTTTTGGCTGATTCTATTGGCATTGCTGTAAAGAAACTCGGGTTCAAAATAGTAGTTGTAGTCGAGTTTATTGACGGTGCAGTCAACGCCTGAGTATTTAAAGAAATTATCTCTTTCTGTATCATATTCATAGGTTTTTATTTCTCCGGCCTTTTGTTTAATTTTAATGCCTTTAAGGTCTCTATGTAGTAAATTATTATATTCGGTGAAATATGGTAATCCTTTCATCCAAAACAAATTTGATTGATATAGAGCTTCACAGTATACGTCTCTTTCATCTTCAGTAAAACGCACACATTTCCTAGACCATGGTGTTAAAGTTAAAAAACGGTTTAATTTCCTAATTATTTTAAAATTACCATTATCATCCATATAGGTTTCAGTAGAACAAAAATCAATATCAGGTATAGTTCCAAACTTTAGTATTTTTGCTATTTGGCCTAGACCAAATACACCAGTTTTCTCTTTTGTAAATACGGTGTAATAAGCTTTCTTGACTTGATTTTCACTTAATATATATGGGTTAAAGAATACAACAGCATCATCGCCTTTGACAAGTAAACAGTAGTCATTTGGTTCAATCTTGAGCTTGTGTTCCATGACATATCTATTGTAAAGTGACATTCTAATAGTATTCATTAATGTTGTATCCATACTGCCACTAAATACTTTACCACGTTGCTTAATCCATCCAACTGTTACTTTTGTAGAATATCTTCCTTTACCTTCTACTCGTACCATCTTAATTCGTCTCCACTCTGGGTAAGCGTAAAATTGAAATGTTTCTATTGGTACGTGATCAACTTTGTGTTCAATTAATTTGTAAATAGAGTGATCAACTATACGTTTAAGTTCATAATGTTGTGAACGATCAAACCCTGATCCATCTAATTGTATAGTAGCTATTAGGTCTCTTAAATTAGCGATGTTATAATATTCTTCCAATTCTGACCAATTTTTACCTCCACAATAACCCTTAAAATTTTTAAATACTTTTTCAAGAGCATACGTTATAGGTCCTAGTACATGTTTATGTTCAATACCAGGTGAGCAAATACACCGATTTTTAGGTGCAACCTCTTCTCCGTTAACTCCAATCTCTTTTAATTGTTTCTCAGCTTTGACAAACATTTCATAAGAATTGTCGTGTTTAAGACACATGTTGTCAAGTTTACGTAAAGCCCTTTGTTTCTTAGCGGGTAGATGGTTAAACCATTCATTATAACTATAGCTGAAATCTTCGAGTAATTGTTTGATTTCTTGATAAGGTCCTTTCTTATACCATTTTTCAAATTGTGCAACTTCTTTAGCATCAGCATAAACTATTTCAGTAGCTTGTCTTTTAATTGCGCAATAATTGGTAGCGTCACAGATGTGGTATATTATAGGTGGTGGTGCATTATCAAGTGTGGGGGTGAGTTGTACTAATCCTAATTTCCGACAGTCACATTTCATTGACATAAATTGCTCCAACGTCATATTTGGTTTATATGCATCGATGTTCCATATTGTGTCTTTACACAGACCACCCTTAACTTCAGGGTAGTTGTCTTCAGAAATACAAGACATATAGATATATTGCTGTTCTCGAGCATATTCCTTGATCGATTGGTAAATTTTGGTTGGTGAAACTGTGTGGATTAAAAATAGTAGGATTAAACAGACAAATGTCGCGGGAACAAGACTATCATGTACTATTGCTAAGTATGGATTTAAAAAATCCAATACAGCAATAACATGTTGGCCATCGATGGGCAAAGCCCTGGCACCTTGAATTCTTGTTAGTATCCAAGTCATTAAAGTAAAATTCACACCGAAGAACCTTAGACTATACAGTCCTATAACTGCATATGGTCCAAAGTAAATTAATGTTGAAATTAATTGAATAATCCAGTAATAACTATTAATAAGTCTGATTGTACTAACTGCTTTGAAAATGATTTTGGGGTTGAAATATATAAATTCTAGTATATGATATATCGCAAATATTAAAGTGAACATACATGAAAACGCTATTAGATGATTTTGAATCCATTGTTTCCAATCATTCTTGTGTAATTCATATTCACCAGCGTTGATTTTATTGAGTGTGTCATGTTCCTTGGTTGTTGCTAAAACTACAGCATTGGTTGCAAGTTTTAAAGCACTTTTCTGAGCGGCAATTAATATAGGTAGGATGTCATCAGAATCTAAAGAATTGTCACCTACCATTAATGATGTAATTGCATCAATATATGAGCTATGGCTAAGCACTTTTTGTTTGGCTAATGCTAATGCTTGTTTATTGAGTGCTGCTTGTGGTACCAATACTTTTCGAGGTTGGGTTTGGCCAATTGTTGTCCATGGTTCATAGCCCCAATAATTAACGCCACCATCTTTATAACGGATATAAGCAACAGTGATTTCACCACCAACACATTGATACAAACGACTAGGCTTATTCTCATCATCTTCATGATAAACGTAAGCTTTGCCATTTCTAAACTGTGCAGGATCGTATTCAGTTGCTGAATTAGATAAGGTTTGGCATTGGTATTGTAATTCTTGGTATGCAGTTTTAGCACTAAGAATTGCTTCCTCGATTGACTTTTCCTTTTCTCGTGTCTCCTTGAATTTGACTTTAAACTTTTCTCTAAAATTCAGAGGATTGTCGATTTGAAATTGTTCATCAACTCGCTGTGTTTCAGTTGTGATGTAGTGATTAGTAGCACATTTATATCTTCTAATAACACGAGTGACAAACCATGCGGTTAACATGGCATGACCTTCATCTGGTACGGGATATGTATATGAATGATAAACGACATCATTTTCAAAAAGTTCATCATTCAACACGAATTGATTATGTGAGTATTCCCTAGTATTACCGGCAACAAACATTTTAATGTGCCGTCCTCTTCTCTTTTCTACCCCGTTAACTCGATGGGGATAGTATTGAATGTCATATTGTGTGGTTGGTGGTGTATCTCGTAATTCTGCGCTCCACTCACCATATATGTCGCCTTCTACATCAACAGGTGATGAAATGACATTGTCTGTTGAAGGTTTAAAAACGTGACAGGCATTATAGAAAAACCCACGTGCAGCAACTCCATTTCTAACAAGTGTTGTAGCGCTGAGTTGGGCTTCAAATACTCCAGAATAATATACTGTGTCAACACCAAAAGTGACTTGAGTAGGTTGATAGTGTTCACAGATATCGTGTTCTAATACGCAATTACAGGTAGGGTAAGCACCCTCCTCGTCATTAATCTCAGATAGAATCATAGAGCGATCAAGCTTGAAAGCTCTACACCTAGAGACATCTTCTAACGATATTAGGGGACGATTGAAATGGGTATTTTTCAAACCAGCATTCAACAATCGGCGGCCAGCACCGATTTCGTATTTATGAGATAAACCGATGGTTTGGATAATAACCCCTTCACTTAATTTTCTAACTAATGCGAGAATATCATGCTCATTCTCCAATGATTGTTTAGCTAGTATGGTATTTGTTTGGAAAACTTTTGCAATTTGATTTGAGTAGTCTTTAGAAACTACTTCATAATTGGTTTTCCACAATTTAGAGAGATAAGTGTCAAATAATACTCGATGATCATATGAATACTTAGACACTTGGTTGTTGATTGTAACTTGATTATTTGGGATTCTGCCTTCTTGATTAATTTGACCGGCAAAATTTTTAGTCTTATAGTTGTTCGTGACGAGGTCCTTTTCAGGCCCAGCTACTTTCGTAGCTAAATCAGCTTTCGCTGACTTAAAATTAATAGATTTGTTGATAACAAATTTATTCATT